GCTCGATGCCTGTTCCATCCATCAAGGATCGCTCCTTCGTAAACAATCACGGGTTGGCTTTGATCAAAGCCGTTGTTTCGTATGTCTTCCAGTAGTCGGTTGAAATCTTCCTCGTTGGCTTCTGGGAAGATGTTTAATGCGTGTTTTTTCATTTGTTGTGTTGTTGTTTATGGCATGATGCACATAAAATTGTTAATGCACTATCTGGGTATTCCCAAGGCAGTAGTTTAAAGTTATAGTATCGATGGTGGACGTGAAAAGATTCATCTCCATTTGCGGCCCCGCAGGCTTCACATTCCTTCCCCCTGTCTTTGAATAAGGCCAGTCTCCTTCTACGCCATCGAACATCGGCAAGAAGAGCGGGATAGAACCGCTTACAGACTTTTTTATTCGATGAATATGTGGACAGCACCAGACGTTCCTTCGATTAACAAGAGTACCAAGAACAAGCCATTTTTCATAGTCTGGGTTACTGATCTGTAGGTTTTCAAACAACCTAAAAGGTGTTTGTGTATTGCATCTAAGATATTCGTATACCTCTTGACCTACGATATTCGTCTCATGATTTACTCCCTGTAAACTAGTCCAAGAAATCATTGGCTTGTATGGAAAATCACGCTGACATTTTATAGCTCCAAATGTTTCCTCATCAGGATCGTCGCATTCTCTGTAAGGCATTGCTGCACCCATCTCCTTTGGTGCTTTCATTACAATTATGCTTTTTTTCTCATTGTTTTGAAAATTTATAGGATCAATGTCCCCTGTTCCGATAGAGCATTTTTCAAGAAGCAATCTTCTATCTTCCCTGTCATCCATTTTTGAGATGCTTTTTATTGATGATGGTTTGTATGTTTCATCGCGAGTGTCTTTATCATGCTTCTCCATTTCAATATCGCAAACGCTCCATATTTTTACATCCATATTCTCAAATGGATGTAATGGGTAAATGCGAATAAGACCAAGGTGAGGAGATACAGCAATAGCGCATTGCGTTTCCCTTCCATCCTTTAGTCTATTGGGCGCACCTTTAGCTAAAATAACAATACGGTCTTTGATCATTTTTCTTAAAAAGAAATCCCGCAACAAGTCTCGGCGTGAGAAAGGCGAACAGCGAGCCTGCCGAGATTGTTGCGGGAAAAAGTTGGTTTCATTTGCTGTATTGATCGGCTTCTCACAGCCGAGTTGAATTTAGTCTAAGATTTCAGTCTTGTCAAATAACGCTGCAAGACCTCGTCGGCCTCCTCCTCAATCCACCGAGTGGCCTGCGTTACTACCTCAAGCCACTCTCCGCCGATAAGGATTTCGTAGTCCCAACGCTCGCAGTCGTCTTGGTGATTAGGCCAGCACCGGAGCGGATAGCCGCGCCATTCTTGAGGTACTTTCATTTGCCGGATAGGAATTGGCGGAGCGCCTTATTTTCTTTTACGAGTCGATTGTTTTCTTCGGTTAGCGACTCGATGCGAATGTTTAATAAGTCTACAAGCAATTCAAGATCAGCCATCTGCTCTTTAACTAGTCTTGTAAGATTTAGTAGTCTTGTTATGCCGTCGAACATAGTCTTCGATTCTTTCTAGGTGTTGTTCTGCCAATGCTCTCCCCTCCGGTGAGTCGTCGTATGTATGCTGGTAGACTGGGAGTGGATCGCCCCTTTCGAGACGTAGGCCAACAGGACATTCATTCATACAGATGACCAACCGGAGAGTGAGAGATCCGTTCATTCTTTAAAACGGAATATCGTCTGTTTCGTCTTTGGGTTGAGCAACGAAGCCGTTGCTTTTGGCGACGATGTGCTTGTCCTGTTTGGCCGCTGGCTTGCGCCTGTTGCCAAGCCATTTGGCTTTCTCGTCACCGAACAACCAACGCTCGACGCAATTAAACTGATGCTCTGGATTGGTCTGCCCTGCTTCGACTCCGATGACGCAGACGCCCTTTTCACCGATCAAGTCTTCGGCTTCGACGTTCACGTCTTCGCCTGGGATGACTGCACGCCCGATGCTGGACAGCACCTGATCAACTTTCCACGCCGCCTTGGGAGTGAACGTGAGATGTTCCCACATTGTCGGCCCTGTCGTGCCGCCTTCGAGAAGGACAGCGACGTCCAATTTGATCGTTGGGTTACCTGCTTGGCTTGTCTTCTCAACGGCTTTGATGATTTCGACTTCGTATGTTCCCGGCTCTACGAAGTAGATGGCCGCTTGCTTAGGTTCGCTTGCTTTGTATGTTGGCATATTTTTGTTTTTCTATTTTATTTTTGTTTGTCTGAGTTGGAGCGAATGCGCTCCGGTTTTTACTGCTGTTGTGTCTGGCTCTACGCCGTTTTTGGCGCAGAGTTCCAGATAACTCTTTTCTGAGAGCTTACCGCCCATCGCTAGGATCAGTGTCTCTTTTGTGATGTTTTGGCTTGCTTTTGCTATTGCTTCTGTTTCCACGAATTTCCTTCCGCTCATGCTGGTGAGTTTCCATCCTGCGACTTCGTCACCGTTTTCGAGTCTCGTCTTGAGATGACCTAGCACCGGCTCGGCGATCTCCTTTTCTGCGAGCTTCCACTCTTTCGCGAATGCTCCCATGCTCTCCGCTGTTGCGAGTATTCGCTGGCGGATCGCATCGATGGAGTTGCCTGTAACGTCTGGAATGAGAGCGATAGCACTCTCAGCCTGTCTGACGATGGCGTTGCAGTTGTTGTAGTGCTTGCACCACGAGCAATACTCGCAAGGCGTCGGCTGCGCCTCCGCGCTTGTTGCGCGTGCAATAGTACGTTGAGTGGTCTGCCATGCCTCCTCGTAGGTAAAGTCATAACTACGAATCATCTTTTGATCGACATATATGACGTGTGCAGTCCAAGACGTGTCGAAATTATCCTCCATACACGCAAAGGCGTATGCCGCGAGCTGCTCGCGATAGTTCCGCACTTGGCCCGTCTTTATATCCGCGACCCATTTCTCGGCCTTGCAGACTGCGTCTGCCGTGCCGAGTTTCGAGAGTCCAGGGACTGCCATTGCAAGATACTCCTCGCGAGTTTCCACGAACGAACCCTTTGCAAGCCGCTCAAGTTCATCAACGCCATAAGCAATAGCTCCGGCGTCTTCGCTAATTATTGCAACCCCATATTCTGCCGAGATAAGGTTTCGGATCGCAACGTCAACCGCCGTTCCGCGCTCTGCTGCCGCACTCGTGCTGCTTGCGCCTTCAAATAAGGCGCACTCTGCAAGCTTGGGCAGGCTGCTAGGTGATATTTCTTTACTCATTTTTTTAATTCTACATTGGTCAAGTGTTGTTACAAATAATGTGTAGTATTTGTCACGAGTTTGCGGCCCTCCACTCGATCGCCGTGTTAACAAACTGATCCACGCGAAGCGCAACGCGGTGCAAATATTCCGGAGCGCAGTCGCGCCACGTCTGTTCGCTTGTTAATACTCCGCGAGCGATCAAGAACTGATTCACCGCGCCTTCGTGCTCTGCGAGTCGTCCTGCCCAGCTTTCTGGTGGTGTTGCAGTTGGTGCGACTACGGCTTGCGCCGTTGTCTCAAACAAATGCGCGACCGATGCCCATTCAAGCGGGAGTTCTTCCGCAAGGCCGCTGCGGGTCTTCGCGTCATATGCTGCGGAGTGCGTGGTTAACAAGATGCGCTCTTTACCGCCGATGCCCTTTCCCTTGCCGCTGTCGGTCGTCGATACCTTAGTTTTGAAACGCAAGAACCAGAGTTCGTCCGCGAACTCCTTCAAGAGTGGCGAGCTTTGCTTGCTTAGTTTCAGTTCGTATCGGTCGTATGCGGCGAGTGCATCTGGTGCTTCAAAGCGCACGATTTTCGAGTGCGCGATCATCACCACGTTCTTGCCGGCATCAATTAACTGGTCGATGCTGGACAGCATCCGACTCATTCTTTCCGCGATCATCACCCAGCCCTTGCCGAAGCCAAAGTCCTCGATACTGGTTTTCTTGCTGGTAGCCAACAGGTCTTCTACGCATAGGCGTTCCGCCCAGTCTGCCGAGTCGATGACTACGGTTT